TATTACTTCTTCACCTACGTTGTAACTTAAATTAAATTGCCCTGTAGGGTTTGCTGTAAATCTCACTTTCATATTGGCCCAGGGGCGATGCAGTCAAGATCACCCCCGGCACTTGGAACTTTTACGCCCCCAAGCGGGCAGATTATTAGGCTACGATGTCCTTACAAACTGCGAAGGCAGTAGGCTGCAACAAGTTTACATCCATGTAAGAGTTAAGAATAACGTTGGTCAAACCAGCAGTAGCTCCGCTGAAAGGATCTACCACTAATTCCATGCCACCACCCCATGAAGCCAAAGCGAGCTTGGAGAAGTCACCGAAAATCATGGCAGACAAAGCGCTAGAGTTACCTTTAGACAAGTTGCTAGGAACCAAAGTAGAAGTGGCTACATTGTAACCGTTCAACTCGGCGCCACCGCTAGCCCAAATGAAGTTACCTTCTACACCAGAAGCTTGGCGTGGGATAGTTTGCAAAGCGGCTTTTACTTTAGGGTTAGTTAAGTAAGCAACACCTTCGCCGTTTGCGTTTTCAACAGCCTTCATCAAGTTAACAACGTCAGCCCATACTGGAGCGATTCCGTTTGCGTTTGTGCTGTTAGAAGATGCACCACCTGCGAAAGTTACGTTAACGTTGCTATTGGCAATGATACCAGTAGGCTCGTTAGATCCACCACCTTTGATGGCAGCAGTTTCCAAAGATTGAGCCATTGCATTCAAGAGCCAGTTACGCACGTAAGCGTCGATTGAGTTGCTAGACTGCAACATCAACTGGTTTGAAACCTGAATGTAAGCGGCCAAACGCTTAGGGCTAAAAGTGATTTTGCTGAACGCGGGGCTCTTTTCAGAAGCTGAACCGTTTTCAGTGTTCCAACCTGCGCTAGGAACGGTTGAAGCTGTTGGCATATCCAAGTTACCAACCAATCCAGACAATTGCTGAACACCCAAACCGCGCAATACGGTGCGAGGTAACAACACATCGATAATTGAACCAACAGAAGTTTGAACGTTTACACCACCCTCAGAACCAGCAGAACCACCGGTAGCAGTCATATCACGTTTGAAAACTTCAGAAGGGATTTTTACAGAGTGAGCAGAAACAGAAACACCAGAACGCTGGAACTCTTCAGCACCGATTTGAGAAAATTCACCTTCAACACCTTCGCGGCGTCCAGTGGTAGCCAAATTGATTGCACGCTTGAAGCTGTAATCTTTAGCCATGCTTTCTTTTTCTTTTTCCTCACCACGGCTTGCAGAATGACCGGCAGCTTGTGCAGCCAAGTTTTGCAACTTTTCCAAGGTTTCAACCTCAGCTTTGATCGCGCCCAAACGAGCCTCGATTTCGCTTAAGCGATTGGTTTCTGAATCAGCCATAGATCTGGCTTCTTTTTCGATTGTGGTTTGCAAGGTAGACAATTCGCCGAGCAAACGTCCACGCTCTTCTTTCAATGCTTTAATTTTATTCATGATTTTGTTTTTTGTTTAAAAGTTTTGGTATCTCAATAAAGCCAATTTAATAACATCGGCAGAGGCTTGGCTTCTTTTGGCCTCTTCAATTTCTTGCTCCTGATCACGCATAGCAACAATGCTACGGGCGTCGGCTTCAGTGTCAGCGTAAGCGGGATAAGTTACAGGGCTAACATCATACAAATCCTCAATTACTTTGATTGTGCGCTTGCCCATAGATCCGTACTTTTCTGACTCGCTCCACATTTGTTCTTTAATCGTAAAGGCAAATGAACTCTGCGTGATATCACCGCGCATAATAGAACGCACAACGCTCATATGTGTTGGATTCTCATAATCTGGCACCCACGTATATTCAAGATTGCCGTCGCCATTTACAAACACTTTGCAGGTGTTTGCTTTTGTGCGGCCCAAAATTAACTCGGCTTCGTGGTTAAACAAACAGCGAATGTCGTAATCTTTTGACAGAGCATTGTCAAACGCCCCCGGCAAAATAACCTCCTCAAAATATCCTAAATCCGTAGCGGAATTAATGACAGCAGCAATGCCGCCAATTTCTTTTGGCATGCCTTCGCCGTCCTCTCTGGTGTGAACAGTGCCCGTAAATGTGCGCCTTTCTTGTTTCATTTTAAATATTTTCTTGGTTATTCGTACCCTCTGGATTGTTGTTTTTGTCGGCGGTGCTCATTAGTTGCGCAATTTTGGCGTCCATGTATTCATCAATTTTGCTGGACGGCATCAAATTAGATTCGATTAAATACTCATCGCCTCCATTAAATCCGTTTGCGTCCTCAAACATGCGGGCCTCGTTACGTGAAAGCCAACCGCCGCGAATGCCTTTATTGTAATAGTCAGCGCGCTCATTGGCGGAGGCTCTCAACAGCGAATTAAAGTTAAATTTAAAGTAATAAGTTAACTTGTCATTTTCTGTTAACAGCTTGCGGGCCATTTCCTGCTCGATGTTAATGGCGTAACTTGCCAAAGTACGTGCGTAAAAATCTTGGTATTCCTGTTCAACGCTGGACTTAATGCCATCCTTTGCGCCGATCATGGAAGCGGGCACCCCAAAAATACGGGCGATTTCTTCAGCCGAAAATTTGCGGGTTTCCAAATACTGTGCCTCTTCTGGCGATAGGCTCAATTTTTCCATCTTGATGCCATTGGGTAGCACTGTGCTACGGCTTGCCCCATCAATTACATCGTCGAGCGATTTCTTCAATGGTACTGCTTGCTCAGGTTTAATCTGCGCATCCGATGTTAACAAAAATTTCAATACTCCATTTTTGTAGACGCCCGCGCTCTGGCTAATTGCTGCCAAATCAATGCCCAAGGTTTCGGCGTGCACCACGATGGGCGATAAACCCACAAGCGGATCATCACCGCAAAGCCCTTTAAAGTGCAACATGTCCGCCGCTGGGATCATGCCAGGGAAGCCCTTGCGATTTACTTTGTAAAACAGTTGCCCATCCTGCATGATTGGTTGAACGTAATCAGGTGCAATCGGGTGCAACTCAATGCCCAAATATCTGCTGTCGCGATTGATAAAAGCGTAAGCGTTACCCTTTAGCGCCAAGTGGCTCACCATGTATTTGGTAAAATCGTATTTGGTCTGATAGGGGTTTGGTTCGTTTACCAATGCCGTAGCGTAATGGATTACAACCTGCTCGCGATTGGTGCCATCATCTTTATATAGTTTTAAAGATAGCCCCGCAATACCGTCTGCAATAACTCTAACACACGCATGCACCGACGCAATAGATAACGCCGTGCGATCATTAACCGCCTGACCGCTTTTTGTTTGATATCCGAAAACATTTTGTAAAGTATTCACTAGCCAATCAGTTGGCTGCGATAAGCTGCTGCGCTTCTCCGCTCTTTTTGGCTGCCAGAATTTTAGATTCATCGCCCGCAAATTACAACTGCCCTAAATTACTCACGTTAACAAATTACTTATTCCGACCCTGCGCCAACCACCTGCTCAACGCTGCCCTGAATACATCGTAGTTTTTATACCGACGCACGCCAAACTTGCCGAAATACTTTTCCTCGGTTGCATTGTAGGCATCCTCATAGGTCCGATATCTCGGTAGGTTGTTGTAGTATTCCTGCATGTAATCGTCCAAAAATTTCATAAGCTTACAAACCAAAAATCTGATTCTTTTTCTTTTGCGGCATCCTGCATGCAAGTGCCCAATGCCATCACAATGCTAACAGGCCCATCGACTTTATCGCCCGACTTGGCTTTATCTATTTTGATATTACCCGCTGGATCAGTGCGCAGCATTATGTTGCCCATCATCCAACGAGTAACGGGATTACCCGCATGCCTTAATTGTTTATCCTTTGTCAACCGCTCCAATTCTTTGGTAGGCGCCGACATTGATACAAAGCCTTGGCCGAAAGGGAACATTTGCAAGCCCTCGTTTTGTAGCTCAATGACCAACTGCGAAGAGTTGAATCGGTCAAAAGCAATGTCTTTGATGTCGTACTGCTGCGCCAACTGAATAACCCGCGCCTTAATAAAAGCGTAATCAGTTACGTTTCCGTCGGTTAACTCAATATGTCCATCACTTGCCCACTGTCTAATCGATTGCCCTGCGGCGTCCTTTCTTTTATATGCCGTTTCGACTGGTAGCCAATACCATGAGCGAATCGCGTGAAATTCTGGGAAGTACAAACTAAATGCGCAAAAGTCACCAGTCGACGCCAAATCCAATCCACCATAACACAAAGCGCCTTCAAGATCATCCAATCCATCGCACGCCTTCCAATCACTATCTGAAATCCAAGTCATTGCCGTATCGGTCCACACGTTCAGCAGTTTGGTTTTAAATTCAACTTCTTTGTGCACGAACTCCTTGGCCTCAGTCAATCCCTGCTCAAGTTGGCGCGGGTTTACTGAAATGCCCCAGTTTGGATTTGCCTTGGCCCATACTGCCGGGTCCGTCCAATCATCGCCCTCATCCAATGTATAGATCACCGAAAACAAAGCATCGTCTTTTATGTTGCCACTTAACACCCCTGCGCAGTACTGCCTGTGCTTGTAACAAGGCGCCTCACGATTAAAGCCCGCCGTAGTGATAGTAAACAGCAACGGCTGGCGCCTTGCACCCATTGAGTTGCGGATTACGTTGTAAAGCTCATCATTTGGATGGGCGTGATATTCATCGATGCAACAAAAGTGCGCATTTAGTCCGTCCTGCTTGCCTGGGTTCCACTCGAGCGGTTTGTAAATGCTTTGCCCGTAAAGGATGCGCCGATTGTTTACAGAGTTGTTAACGGTAAGCGCCTCATTCAACCAGGGCAGATTTTGGCAAACCCTAACCGACTCTCCAAATACCATCATTGCCTGATCAAGTTTAGTCGCCGCTGAATAAACCTGCGCCGCCGATTCGTCATCCGCAATTAGCCCGTAAAGCATAATCGCCGAGGAAAACGTAGACTTGCCATTTTTGCGTGGCACCTCAACATAAGCCCGCGTAAATCTCCTCGATCCGTCCTCGTTCAAAAAACCAAATAGATTCCAAATTATAAAAGCCTGCCAAGGTTCCAACTCAAACGGCTTGCCAGCATATTCGCCAGTGCTATGCTCGAGCTGCTCAATAAATTCAATGGCATGCAAAGCGTAGGTGTCAGAGAATCCCCAACCCGCTGCACGATCTGCCACGTATCTATCGACGGCATTGCGCACGTGTTCACAAACTGGCACTGCGCCAGATTGGACGTCGCTTATATACTTTTCAACTTTAAGCACTGGCTTTCAAAAATGGCCTTTGCCTCTTCAGCGAGTTTCAAGTTGCGATACACAAACGCATCATCCCACAAACCAAACTTGCCACACTCACGGAATCCGCTGCCTTGGTCCATGGTGATTACAAATTGATGGCCTCGCTCTTCAATCCTGTACTCGCGCCCCTGGTATTCAACATGCGCCGTTTCAAATGCGGCTTTGTGCGTTGCTTTGTTAACTGTCTTTTTCATGTTATGCGGTTTTTGGTTTTCTTAATAATTCTAATTTGCTCGCTGGCTTCACGTTTCCCGTTTCAATCCTTGCCCGGGCGCTCGGCGTGATTCCAAACAACTGCCCCATCTGCGTGGCTTGTTTCAATGCTTTGCTGCGCACATCGTACCACGGCGAAACAACACGCTCGCCAAATCTGTTAACAACAACCTCGCCCTCTTTGTTGTTTATCTCACAGGCTTTTTTATACAGGCCCAACTCGTTGCAGTACCCGGCAACCAGCCCGAGGTCAGCGCCAGCCAGTAGATTGTTGTTTTTTAATTCCTTGCAAGTAATATCCCAATACTCAAAGCCCAAAGCGTTTAGGTGAGCGGGTGGTTGTGGAACTCCAACACTCAGCTCGACAATCATCGGCTGCTCAAGGTTGCGGCAAGGTTGGTAAGTGCCCTCTAACTTTTTTAATTCGACAGGTTTGCGTGGCCTCCCTTTCATATTTACAAATATAGTGTAAAATTTGCAAATCTATTTCTGCACGGGTGTGAAGAAAAGGAAGGCCTGCGGTTTTGTGGGTCCTGCCTAAAGATTTTAACCCCCATACGGGTCAAGATTCCTTTCCTTGGCGCTCTTGCTCGCGTGGCAGGAATTACACAACGGTTGCAAGTTATCGGCGTCCCAGAACTCACCGCCTAATCGCACGGGCTCAATGTGATCCACCATCTGCGCCAAGGTAATCAATCCAACAGACTCACACGCTTTGCATAGTGGTGAGGCTTGCAACACTGAAGCGCGAAGGTTGCGCCAATGCTGGGTATTATAGCGCGGCTCTATGTATGACCCCTTCACGTATTGCCTTGGCTTCTTGCCTCCTTGCTTAGGCTTGTTTATTGTTGGCATGTAAGTAGTAGTTTAAAGTCAAGCAGTGATCGCACCAAATGATAATCAAAACCACAGTCTCTAACACGCTGAGCAAATACCTTCTGCTCTTCTGATTGCGTGCCTGTCGATGTCTTGACTTCAACGAATAGCAACTTACCAAAGTATATCACAATCAGATCACTCGCCCCTGGTGTTAATCCTGTGGCCTTCATGAGCATGGCCGTGCGCTTATCTCTGAGCCCTCCGTTAGGTATACTAAAGATTAAACAATCCTTATATTTTATTTGAAAATAGTTTTTATAATACATTATAATTTCCTGCTGTATTTTATCCTCAGTCATATATTAGCAAAGTTAGCAATTTGTG